GTCGCTGGGCAAAAGGCGTGTACTTTTCAACCACCCCCTGTACCATCTCACCCCAACCCCCAAAGCAACAGATAAACAACCAGCGTTCCCAGCGATACAAGCATAAACGCCAGCATCGGCCTGGTGTCGCCTTGGTAGTCGTCGTTGTTAAGCACTGTACGCTTCCTCTCTCGTCGCATCCCGCATGATCGCCGTGACTTCCTCTGCGTCAAACACACCCGATTGCATTACATAGCCGACAAGGTTCGTAAAGTCTGTCGAGTCCATCACGACAGGCCAATGATGCGCCCTGTATGCTTCGATGGTCTTGCCAACTGTCACCAGCGTCGCGTCGTCTGAAGCAAGCAGCGTTACCATGTCCTCTTTTGAGACGCGGTTATAGAACGCTTCGCCCTTTAGGATTCTGGGGTTAAACGGTCGATATTGTTCGAGGTCTGCAATCTTGGCCTGTAGCGTGGTGTTCAATTGCTGCTCTGCGTCAAGTGCTTGATCCAAGTCTGCAATCTCTGCTCGTAGTGCTTGCTTCTCTGCTTTCAGTTGCTCAATCGTAGCGTTTGCAGTTTCGAGTTGGCTTGTTGCTGTTGCTAGGTCGGTTGTTAGCTCGGCTTTGTCGGCTTCGAGCTTGGTGACTGCTTCGTCTCTCTTAGCCTTTTCCCCATCGACAAACACACGATAAGCCGCAAGCACTTCAGCACGTTTTGGTGCGTGATTGCTGATAACGTCAACAATGTTTCCCGCTGGGATTCCATCGATTGCGATGCTGTCAATTGTCGTAAAAACTACGCTCATTTTAGAACCTTATTACCGTTGCTCGGAATGTACCTGAAGCTGGATCGATTGAGCCGCCTGAAGAATTATGCATACGGACCGTTACTGTGTTTGCCGCTGTTACACTGGCACAGAAAACTAAACCTGCGTCCAATCCCGCTGGAACGCCAAGGAACACGCTATCGCCTGCCACTGCTCCTGTGACAGTTATCGTTAACGTCTCAGTGCCGTTGCTACCAATCGAGCCAAAGTCTAGCGTTGCGGTTGCGGATAGGATATTGGCAACTACTGTGCCGCCACCTACTCGCAGCGTTCCCGATGCTGTTAGGTTGCCTGTGACATCAACGCCAGTCGAACCCCAAAGCAAAGAATCACTACCAGTAACACCCAGCGATGCCCCGTAACCCAATCCCCATCGTGTAGTATCTTTTCGATAGATTTGTCCGTAGTTCGAGCCGTTTGAATTTAGAACAAATGAGGGTGTTGTGATTCTGTCAGAGTAGATGTATGAAGTTACCGTGAGGGCTCCTGCAAAGTTGCCCGTTCCTGATGCTGTTAAAGTTGCAACGCTCGTAGTCCCCGTCAGTGTCGGTCCAGCCGCACGAACCAACGCACCTGTCCCAGTCTGCGAGACCGATTCGGTTAGCAACGCCCTGCCTGTTGCTGTCGTCGCAAGTGCTGCGATAGAGTCTAGGTCTGCGTCCCATGCTTGTACTGAAACGCCGATTGACGATGCGAGCAAAACATTAGCCGACAATCGAGCGTCCGAAAGCGTGCCGGAGACAAGTAGCGAAGCGTCGGTTGTTGCTGCACCAGCCGCACCGGTCGGCCCTTGTGGTCCGCGTTGGTTCGAATACTCGATTGTGTACTGCGTTTGAGGTTGTACCTGTAGCGTGTACGATGTCATGATCGGGTGATCTCCCGGCTCATTAGCACTTTGCCCTCTTGGATGCGTTCGGTCAGTCCGCCAGGCCGAGTCAGTTCGTAATCGTAATAGTACGTTGACGCCTTATCAGTCGGCTTAGCCCCAAGCGTTGTAATCGCTGTCGTCGTCGCTTTTGGAACTGTAACGTAGATTCGATCTTCAGTCGTGTTGACGGTAAACGTAAACGAAAAAACAACTGCTGAAGTACGCAGTTCTCCGTCTCGTGCTTTGCCTTCGATCGTGCATCCGGTCAGGTCGTCAGCAACTCCATCTTCGTCGAGAATTTGGAAGTCCTCTGCCCAGTCTGCACCCTGTTCGATGTAGAGATTTCTAACTGCTGCACTCATCGACTGCCCTCATGCTTTCTAGCGAAGTCCGTTCCGTTGTTGTCAATCGAACTCACTCGCTTTTCTAGTACGTCTAGCTTGATTTTCATGACTTCGCAGGAGGTGAATAAAGAATGGCGATCTTCTTCACACTTGTCCGCTTTGCCGTTGATTTCAGTCAGACTTTTTTCAAGCTTACTGATCGCTTGTGCATTCTCCGATTCTCGCATGCGAAACAAGGTAACAACGCCAGTTAAAAGTGTTGACACGATAGCACCTATTCCCGCTAGTACCCACCCTGTAAGACCGTTTGCTTCGCTGCTCATTTCGCTTGCTTGCCTTTCTCGAATGAGTCTCTAGTCAGTGGTCCGTTGACCTCGAATCGAGAACCGTCAGAATCGTAAACCTCAAACCAAGGCCAAAAGCGATCTGATTCAATTTCGGTAAGCACGTCAACAGTCCATCCGACTTGTTCCCATTTGCTTTGCTCTTTAGACTTCCACTGGTTGCAAGGTCCGCAGCTCGCGCCCGAGTGCATGACAATTCGTGGCTTGACTTGTGGTGTGGATTGTTGCGGTTGCTTCTCAGCCTTGAACCTTGCGAAAACATCTCGCAAGTCTTGAACAGCAGCACCAAGTATTTCAACCGTTGCGTTTGTTTCGTCTGTCAACGTGTCAATCTTGGCTTGCGTGATTGCGAGGCGTGCTTTGATTGCCTGGTACTCGTGATTGAGTCCGAGAAGTGCGGCCGCACCGACAGCTATGAGGATAAATGGCATTTGTTTCATGACCTCAGCCTTTCTTTCCACTCAGCAAGATTGAATTTGCGAGGCTTTGGAACTGCCATGTCAGACAGTCCGACCATTTCAGTCCATTGGTGGCGTAGCATCTGCGTTATCGAGTTAGGACTCCACTCCTGCCAACCTGGAACATCTCTCGAACCAAACTGCAAACCCCAGGAGTTGGCAATCCAAACGTACGGGCGGCCCTGCGTATCAGTTCGTTCACTAAGGCACAATCCCGCTATCGCATGCCCGCCACCTCCTGGGGAAAAGCTCTCAACAACTGCCCGGTTCATTCCGTTGCCCCAAGCAATGCCATTGTGAACTCCACCCAAACCAGCACCAAGGAAAACCCTGTAGCCTTCGTAGGTTGTAATCTTGGTGGCCGATCCGACTTTGTGCTTGCTTGCGTTGTCTAGTACCGCTTGGTAGTTCGCCGGTCTTGTGTTGTCGTACCTTGCTGGATACTTCCAAAGATCCTCGATGCAAAGCCCTGTCTGCATGCCTAACTTGACTCCAGCCGAGATTGTGCTTCCGCTGTCGCCGCGAATGCCGCTGATGCGTTGTGCCTCGTAGTAAGCCATAGCACGCGAATACTGAATAATCTCGCCACCGGTTGCAACCGTGTAACACCATTCGAGGATTGACGATAGCGAATGCCCGGCACATGCGCCTTGCTGGTCTTGCGACTCGATTCGGATTAGCTTGCGAGGGTCAAGGCGAATCTCTTGGTAGTCGCCCGCTGAGAAAAGCAAACCCTGAGAAGGCAACGAGTCAAGGAAGTCTCGATCTTCTTCGTTAATCAAGTAGCCTGATTCGCTCATTTGCTAACCTATTTCTTTGCCTGGAGTTTGGAAATAAGCTCGCCAAGTTTATCTTCGACTAAAGCGACAGAAACGATGTCAATGTAAGGCTGAAAGTCCTTGACTCGATTCGCAGAACTCAGGTCGTTGAACTGCTTCAACCTTTGTTCGTCAGTGGCTCCTGCCATCGCTGCAATGGACTTTAGAACTTCCAGTTTGCTCGATCTGTCGGCAAGGTAGCAGGCGTCCAGTGTCTTGCTTGGAGATGCTACCACTGGCACTGGAACAACCGGACCAATTGGCGCACGGTCGGTGGTCCAAAGCATGTAGCCAAGTGCTGCAACAGCAATCCAGGGTAGCCAGTTGACTTGCTTATCACTCATCGAAAAATCCAAATAATTGATAATCAACTGGTAAAGGTTGCTTGATGTTTTTAGTCTGAAAATCTTCAACCGAAGTGCCATCCCCATCCCATTCAACACGCACCGTTTTAATTTCGTTCGTGTTGGTGCATTCCAAACCAAGATCCTCAGCGAATGGCTGCGTGTTTGTTAGGATGTCGTACTCACTAATTCCCATCGTCATCGCTCCAGTTAATCGGCTCACTCATGCTTGCAACCGCACTAGGCTCATCAATCCCGCGATCTTTCCACCATTGCCAAAGTGCCATCGCAAGTTGCAACATCAGCAGGATCGTCGCCGGTGAAAACTTCTGAATCCGTTCGTTCGATTCGAACAACAAACGAGCATCATCGCCCCGTCCATGCGACTTGACCCATGCTTGCCGAGCGATCTCGCGTGCAGCGAGTCGCATGCGCAGCCTAAGCACTTAGCTTCGGTCCTTCGCTACTTCTGAGCGATTCACCAAGAATCCAGCCAACGACAGCAATGGCACTTGTCACAAAGACTTCCTCAGAAAGTCCCCATCCGAACTTCTCATTTAGAACTGGCACAGCGACAACCGCCGCCGCCGCCCAAAATCTTCGCGAGGTTATAAGAGTCTTGACAATCAATGGCATGGGATTTACTCCGCAGTGAATACTGGATATTCGGTTAACTGTAAGACTATCCTTAGGGGGTTACTGGCTAATCGGCTGTCTTGCTTGCTTGTGGCTGATTGTGGGTGGTTGTGTCAAACCGCAACCAACTTTTGTATTCGAGTGATCGTGGACTTCAGGATCGTGTGGACAATCACATTGGCATCTTCCGCGCAAACAGGTTTTTTGGTGTCTGCGTACTGCCAACAGCAAAGAACGATTGCCAGTTTGGTTTGACTTTGAACCCTGCCGTAGGTTGTGAACTCAAAATGGTCAGTGCCTTCAGCATGGTCTCTAAAGGAAAGTTGAACGATGTCGCCCTTGCGGATCATGCCGACCTAACCTTTCCGTCGCGTGAAACTCGCAGATTCTGCACGTTGAAGTTGCCATCTTGTGACACTTCCACAAACGCAAAGCCATGATTCCAACGGTTCACCCTTGCGTATTCTGGAGTCAGGTCGCAAAGACAACCAGTAGACCAAACGAACGTTTCATCGTGCCAAAGGTTGGTGTCGGCATGTCCTGAAGTCTGGTGGGAGTGACCTACCAAAACCGTGTGATGAGTGCGAAGAAAAGCACCGCGAGCTGGGTTGACTGGCGAAGCAATCCCGCCGCGCCCTAGTTCGTGGCCGTGGAAGATTGGTAACTTGCCTGCCAGTACTGGCCGCTGATCCTCAACCAGTTCAATCCCAAACTTGGCAAACTCCAGCAGTGTGTCAATCTGCATCTGAGGAAGGTCGTAAATTTCAGGACACTGATTCCAGACAAAGTGATTCCAGCGTTCTTCGTGATTTCCCAACTTGTAAACAAATCTCACACGTTGGCCGAACTCACTTCGGAGCCATGCTAAACCCTCAATAACCAGCTTTCGTTCCTCTCCAAAGCTTCGTTTCGCCGGATCGCGTTGCCATCGACTGATCTTGTAAAAGTCTGCGATGTCACCATTCAGCAGCAGCACATCCAGTTTGCGATCCTTCAGGTTCTTGACAGCAGCTTCGAACGCCACTTCCGAATGGTAGGGAATGTGGGTGTCACTTATCACGCCAACTCGAACGCCACTGCCAAGATCAAATGGAGTCCAAGGCTCTGCCAAGCTAGGAGGCATCTTCGGAACTTGCCCAGCCTTGCCTTTTGCCCGTGGCTGTGTAGCCGTTCGCCTGAGTTCCGTACCAGAGACGCCTCGAATCTTTCGAATAATCGATCTGGCGTTCTCGACACTAGAAAAGCATTCTGGATAATCCACCCTTAGCTTTTTAGCCAAGCCGATGTTCGAATGGTCAGGATACTTCTTGCAAAGTTCCTCAGCGTGCAATCTTCCAGCCGACTTGATACCCACGGTAAATCCCCTGTGCAGCGAGTTGTTTCCACAACCCTACCAACGCCAGGGATACCGTCAGCGTAAAGATTCCGTCACTTGTGGCTCATTGTGGGTGGTTGTTGGTAAATCCACTCACGAAGCTGCCAACCGAACCACCAGTACGTCTTTTCTCCAGTCTTTTTAGGACTAGGAAATTTGCCCTCCTTTGACCATTTCATGATCGTATTGGCATGCGGTCCAAGCATCTTGCAAACCTCTTTTAAGTTGTACATTCTGATTTCGTCTATCTGGTCCATCTGTATTTCCGTTCATGATAGTTGTCAGTAAAAACCACCGGCCCGTCTCCAGGCCGATGGCACTCTGGCTAGCTCTGCGTGCTGCGATGGTTGATCCGAAACGCCCACACGCGGTCTTTCGGCCACACACCCGCTAGCCATTGTTCGTCGATTTCATTGCCTCAACAATTTCTTCCGCTCGCCGATCCAGGTCCGAAAGAACCATCAACACTAACCGTGGGCAGTTTTGGCAAATTTCCACCGTAAGTTCGCTGGTAAGTTCTTTGATTGCCAAGTGCAGCAAGATTGCTTTTCCTAAAAAGTCAGCAGGGCACAATTTCACAGCGTCAGGTTCCGCTTGCACTTCCTGCAACTTTCCCGCCTGAATCATCACACCCTCGCAAAAGCCTTGTAGCCACGCTGCCGACTTGCGATGGTGCAATGGATGACCAAGTAGCAAAGCCACCGCATGGCACAATGCAGGCCAGTCGTCGCTTGTGCCTGAGATGCAACCGGATGCGGCTTGCTCGATCTGTAGCCAGTCGCTTTCGGTTAGGAGGCTGTATGGTTCTGTTTGGTATTTTCTGAGGTCGTCGATTGTTGCCATTTGTTTTCCTTTGTTTGTCGTGTTAATCTGCGCTGCGCAGGTTAATAAATTGTTCTGCTGACTTAGCGGCCTGATGGAGAATCGAACTCCAGTCGAACTGGTAAACAACCAGTCTTCGCTCCACGCTCAAGCCGTTATGGTTCCTAACTCCGTCTTTCCAATGCGCTCGAAACATCATCGAGCTTAGATTCTAAAAATCGAATCCTTTCTATCGCCCATCGCATCGCTATCGCCGAAATCTCGTGGGCCGAAGAATCACATTCGTGGGCAACCTCCACAAATTGATCTATGATATTTTGCAGCCCTGCGACGCTTCGTATCTCTCCGCGAACAACCACCGTCCGTAGCTTGTCGTTTTTTGATGCCATGACCCCACCCCATTGCTGCTGTCTCTGATGCTCTTCTGCCATTTGCCGCGTAATCTGCTCGCACTCTTGAGGGTTGAAACAGTCACGCCCGACAATACCGCCACAACTATGACACACCATGAATCCACCTTCTCAATCGTTCTTCAAACCAAAAATGTTGCTCACCGTCATACCAAACAATGACGCCAGTATCTTCCAAAATGTCAACCATTCCGTGAACCGCTAACACAACTAGCACCGCCATGATGATCCACTCTCGAATCCCCCAAGCAGCAGAACAATGGGATGCATCGAAGTCGCGGGTCGGCTCATATGGGTTTTGCATTGTCTTTCCTCCGCGACTCGATGATCCCAAGCGTTCGCCTGACTTAGCCGCAGCCGTGGAGCGAATCGAAATCGTCGCCGTTTTCGTCCACTCGCTTGGCTTGCTTCGTTTCCTTGTACTCTGCCGCTGCACGCTTCAACTGCTTCAACGCTGCTTGTTCGTGAGCCTCAAGCGGAAACGCTGCTTTAACCTCAACCTGTTCCGCAACGCGAATCGCTGCGTTAATCAATTCAATCTTCGCTTGTGCGTGGTCCATCATGTTCCGACTCTCCAACTGGAAAAACCAATGACAATTCCCGACCGTCAGACAACTCAACGCGAATTGCCTTCAATGCTTCCGGCCCACCGTCTAACGCTTCGTTCAACCGCGTTAGGAATATCTCCTCGCCGCCGTTGTCCGATTCCATGTACAAATGCTGAACGCGACCTGTTGACGGGCATCGCGTTTTGCTTGGTGCTCCGAATCTCATAATCACTCCTTAAAAGCAGGCGAACAAAGGATTCAACCCAAGCCGCCGAAAATGCGTTTTTGCAATGGAAACCCAACCACGGCGGCTGGGTTAATCCAATCGTTCGTCGTACCTAAAAAACCGCACCGTAACGCGACGACTGTTACAATGCAAAAACTGCGTTCACACCCTAACCACCGTCACGACGACTTTTTCGTCCGACTTGTTTTTAACCTTCGTTTGCTTGAACAGCACTTCGACGACTTCTTTCGTCGAGTCGTCTGCGATGACGTTGGCGTGTACCAATCCATCAAGGAGGGCTTTGCCGCTAACCCCGTCAACGTCACACAATCGGCATCGGTACGAATGGATTCGAATACTAACTGGTGAATCGAATGCCGGACCTTTGCCCTCGCGAATCGATTCATCGCCAGTAGTGCGTTCCAGGTTGGTAACTTGCCGGGTATCGTCAGCGTCAAGGATTCTAGCCGTTCCATAGTAGCCTTTCTTATTTGTCGCCATTGAGTAGTACCTTCCGTGATTCTGTTGGTTATTAATTAAACAAACACTTCTATTACTTATTACTTAAGTCCTTATTTCCTTTTGTCCTGAGATGTTCCTCCTTCCTTTTAGGGAGTCTCTATAGGGGAGTCTTTACCTCTCTTAGTCTCTATGTACGGACAAAAGGAAGTT